GAAAATTCTCCAGTCTTGAAAGGGGCATCCTACTCTTCTCTAATTACAGATTCTGTCTAAGTTTATTTATTCAATGAGTTATACCAAACTTTGTAATCCTCTTGATAAAAAGATTTAACATGATTTACAATCTCATCAGTGCTTTCAATTTTTTTATAATTAGGATGTTTGTACTCAAGAAAAAGTCTTTGACCTTTATCATTATATGTATGATCAGAGTCTAACTCTTGTATTTTGATGTGTGTTTCTAACACGTCACTTAACCATGTAGAAAATTTTTCATCAAATCCATCCTCAAACTTCCAAATGTTAGTTTCTTTTGTTACATAATCAACTTGTGGTCTTAACCAGTTTTCACTATCTGGATAATTATGTGTTTTCAATGAGAGGTATCTCTGAAGAGGATCTCTAACAATTGTTACATGTTTAATATCTTTTATATTTAGATGTTTTTGATAGAGTTCTCTGTGAAAGTGAGCTGTTTCAATTCCATCTATCCATTTCCATATGATTTGTTCTGGTTCAAATTCATTTAATTTAAAATTTTCATGTAAAAATCTACCAGCAGTTCTTGGAATGTGAATAAAAAAGAATCTTTTACCAGTGTCTTTGTGTCTATACGTTGGCATTTGGTCTACTATACCAAAATGATAGTACAAATCTTTCAGCACCACCAACTTCACTTACATAATGTAAATGTTTATTGTTTGAAAATATAATTAATTTGCCTGGCTTTGGCTTAATTTCAATATCTTCAAACATCGTAGATCCTCCTGTAAAATTATCATTCAAATAAAGCATCGCAGCAAATATATCAGGTTCATGAATATTATTATCATCAATATGAGGTTTCATGAAAGTGCCTATCGGCCATCTGACAACTCCAACATACTGTAACTTTATATTGTCATCAAAAATTTTACATAGAGTAGTCACACTATTAATGACACTACTAAAAAGTTCATCCTTTGATTCAGTAAGATGAATAGGATCTACATTTCCTCCCAAATACTTAGCGCCATAGTTTCCATCAAAATCAAATTTAGGTATATCTGGATTGAAGGTAAGACTTTCATGAGGATTAGAATGAGTTACACTTTCAAGAAAACTATCTTTTTTATCATACAGTTCTAAGAATGGTTGACATAATTTAGGATCTAAAAAATCATCTTGAATGTAAATCAACTTCATCTTGTAAATGTATTTGGTGGGCCAGAGAATCGAGGATCTTTTGTATTCCTCTTATCTCTATCAACCTTGTTTGGATTAAAGTTTGGATCTGGATAATCTTCCCAGCTATTACCCTCATACTCAACTATCAAGGGATTAACATCTATTCTTTCACCATACACATGATAGAAACAATCAATGGTTGATAGATCAGTAATTAAATCAGTATTAGTTGAATCCTCTGCAATGACAATAAATTCATTATTAAATTCTTGAATCACAAGATTTTGATTTGATCCAATTGGTTGTAACTGAACAGTAATGCTATCTTCGTGAACTAAATCTTTCCAATAGTAAGGTAATTGAATTACATTTGATTCCTTTAATCTACCACGATAGTAAACTCCCGCCTCTGGGCCTTCAATACAAGCATAACGGAGACGATGACCTTCACCTTTTGTGGGATGAAGTAAATCAAATGGTTTTGGAATCGAGTCAGCAACTCCGAATCTAGCAGCAAGTCTACCTTTGTTACCACCATCTATTTTACCACTTACATAAAGGTCTCCTGCCACAAAAAGTGAATCAACACCACCACCACCAGTTACATAAAGAGCATTAGGAGTTTTACCATCACCATAGATACCAACATTACCATCAGTATGAATCGCTCTTTTTGATTGATATGCTGGTTGAGTATCAAGTGAATTTTGTGGGGCGCCATTTGAAGCGACATTCAAAACAGCCTTATATCCTGGCGAAGCCGATGGTTTTCCAACATAAACAGGGCCATTCAATACCGCAGTTCCACTTGGAGATACGTCAGGTGCAGAATAAGAGACATCATTGGTTCCCACAATTATTTTGTCTGATTGTAATCTAGAAATGTTCATAATACTCTTTGTGTCGATAATTGAGTTTTCTTTAAATTATTTGTTAAAGCGCCAAAATTTGCATCAGCAAATGCAGCAGCAACCATGAAACCATATCTAAGTTCAAATTGACCTTTAGCAATTATAGTCATGTCCTTCGTGGCCTTTGCTGTAATTTTTTCACCCTGTAGTCGAATGTCTGGAGCTCCGATGTCTGCAAGTCTTTCTGCTTTCACAGTGAATTGACCATCTTGACCACCACCATTCGCATCAATAAAAACATTCTTAGCTCTTAATAATATATTTCCATTTTCACATTCAAAAATCATATCACCTCTTTTGGCTTTTATGATTTTCGCTGGTAGTTGTGATATATCACCAGGCTTTCTAACTTTTAATCCTTCACCAAGAACCTCAGTTGAAGAACCAGGCGTGTATAAGACATGTTTACCTGTGCCAGGCCCACCTCTTGAAGATGAACCTTGACCAGTGCTAGCGTAAAATCCAAAAGATTGAGCTTCCTGAGTTGAGATTTCATAGTTTGTGTCACCATGAATACTACTCTGTCCACTTTGAACAGCATATCTTAATTTAACCTGTCTTTCAAGATTTTTTTTATCGTTTGGACACTTTGCCATTTTATTTCTCGATACAACTAATTACGGTCACAACAGACAGATTCCTGTCGAAAGGAATATCTGTATCAGCAAGTTGAGATGCATCATCAACTTTAGTGAATTTAAGAACTGGTTTCAATTTAGCACCAGCTCCAGTATCGCTATTTATTGTAATATCTGGAAGTGACGTAAATCCAGAACCACCATTTACAACTGTTGCACCCACAATGAAACCATTTTGAATATTTAACTCAACTTGTGCTTGTCCTATTGTACCATCCGTGTCATCTGTGGCAACAGAACCTCCACTGACTGTCGCTGTATCACCATCTGAATATTCAAATCCTACATTATCAACAACAACATCACCTAACGAAGTAATGTATGAAGTTTCACCATCATAGTTTCCATTTGGATCTGGAGTTACTTCTTTCTCAGTCAAAGTTCCATCTGGATTAAGAGTTGTTTCTGTTGTGGTTGGTAGATACTCTTGTCCAGTATCAGTAATCACAACTCCAACCACTCCCAATTGATTTCCATTTGGATCAGGAACATACAATAAATCTTCATCACTCTCTCCACCGACAGTTATAGTGAATCCTTCAAAACCACCAGCAGCGCCACCAACACCAGCAGCTCCACCAACACCATCATTAGTAGCACCTATAACTAAGGGGAATCCACCAGCAGTTAAACCTTTTCCACCTTCACCATTAACAATTACAGGGACACCATTTATAAGTAACGGTATTCCACCGATACTACCAGCTTTCACAGGTGTTCCACCAATACTACCAGCTAATATTAATTTACCATCGACTGTAATTGTATTACCATCAGAAGTTAATACTGGTATTCCTCCCTGACCACCTAAATTAATTGCAAGTCCATTTGATGTTAATTGTATTCCTCCAGCACCGCCAACAAATACTTCTGTTCCTTCTGTAATTTTTGAAACAGGCCCCATAACTGGATAACCTCCAGCTCCATAACCCTTGTCACAACTATCAAAGAATGAGAGTAGAGGTGGTTCTTCAAATCCAAATCCTGGCCCATTAATAGAAACGCCAATAACCTGTCCTATAGCATTTACGATGGCACTACCACTTGCACCTTCACCACTACTTCCTATAAAATCGACTCTTGGTGGGCCACATTTAAGAACGTTCGTACTACAATCAGGTGCTGATGGTGAAGCTTCAATCGCATCATCAATTTTATCTAAGAGTGGAGTTAATTTAGAGTTCAATCCTACTTTATCAATTATATTATCAAAACTATCTTCAATTGATTTTGAAACTCCACCCTTTGAATTATATGATGTTGGTTCTGGAGGGCAATTAGCCTTATCACAATCAAGAACGTTTGTAAGAATGTTTGCAAATTTAATTGCTTTTGAAAATGTTTCACTCGGAAGTACAATACCACCACCTTGAATATTGTTCAGTTGGTCAAACATACCACCAAGACTTGAATCTATGAGGTTGTTAATCTGTCCAAACATATCACCCATAAAATTTTCTACACCACAAAGGGGAACATCTAGAACTTGTCCAATCATATTCTCTAGACTTTTAGATAGATAATCAATTAACCCATCCTGTATTTTTTCGATATTACAGAAAATCACACTTGTAAGTGCATTTGTAGCCTGACCTAAAACAACTTGATTAAATTTATCAACACTGTCTTCCATTCTTTTATCTAATTTATCAAGAGTATCTTGAATCAACCATGAACGACCACGACGAACTAATTTAGTCATCGAATCATGAATTTTATTTGTAGCTAATTGTATCTCTGATTCGATATCAACAATACCACCGTAAATTGGATCAATATATGTTGATGCTTCATTTAACTCTTGAAGTGCCTGCGCCTTTCGGGTAAAGTTTTTTATTGCATTACTTATCTTTGATATCTCATTATCTTCACATGGACTAAAAGCATCAACAGTAATATTTGTTGCGTCCTCTTTTTGTTTTCCAGCGATACTCTTTGCGACTTCGCCAGGTGTAAATCCACGAGGCCAAGGTGATTCTTGAAATTGTTGTTGTTTACCAGAAGTTTGAACTACTTTTGGTGGTGTATATGGCTGAAAACAAGTTTGTTTTTTTGATTTAAAATCTTTTGTGGTTAAACTGTCAGTAAGAAACGGTTGTTTAAATAGAGTTCCGAATATTACTGGTTGTTGTGCATCTTCACCATCCATGAAAAATCCGACAACAACCTCTCCACCTTGATATTGCACTGTCTCTCCACAACCACCAGTGGTTGCAGTATTCGGTGGCAATAAAATGTGTGCTAGGGGTAAATCTTCATCAGGAAGATCATCTGCACAATCATGATATCCAACAATACGAACTCGACATCTAAAACCATAGATGTCCTCTCCATTATCAGCTTGAGTGCATTCGAGAGAATCTTTCCACTTTCCTTTCTCTGGATCAGTCACTTGACCAATCCACCAGTTCATAGGATCTTTTCCCCAAAAATTAGTTGATGGTTGATACATCTTAATTAATCGTCATATACTAGACATTCTGGTTCATCAGGATGCATATCACAAAATAATTCTAAAGCATTCGGATCATGATGATCGCCTGCTTCGATTTCATCTTTGTGATGTTCTACATACTCCTCTAATTCATGCAACTCTTCTTTTGCATGTCTGCGTGCTGCTGGATTCGCCTGTGGGTCATCAGCAATTTTCTTATCGTGTTCAATGTGATCTTCGATTGATTTCATTTGATTACTCCTGTTTCTTTTATTTAAGCGGTAAATACATCACGAATTAATGTCAATTGAGTATTAGCTTGATTATTACCTATGATGTGACATAATTCTGATATCAAATACTTTCCACTAACGTCATCATCAGATTCTTGTCCGTATGTGGTAGTTTCTTGATCATCATCCTTTCTAAGGGGAAACCTAAGATTCAACATTTGTCCAGCTCTGAGAGTTGGATTAAATGGAATCGAAATACTCATTGATTGTGAAAATATCAAATTATTTCTAGCATAAGACTTACTTTGATAAATGGCAAGCTCATTCTCTTTTTGCAATTCTTTTTTCTGTGACCCCTTTTGTAATGCACCCTTATCCAAAACTCTTAACATTAATCGAGTCGGATGTTTCTCTAATCCATTTGGTAATTTGGGTGGTTTTTTAAGTTTTAAATCTTCAATTTTAAAATCTACAGTTTTTTGAGTTGCGTTATCAAGATTGACATAAATTGTTTTATTTGCATACATTCCCATTCTACAACCCATACCAATATCATTTGTTTGATTCAAATTATTTTCTAA